ACAGCATCAAAACCGGGCTGGCCCCGTTGGATAAGAGAGTCAATATCCGCATGGGCGATATGCTGGTAGTCGGCGGCAGACCGTCTGCCGGTAAAACAGCGCTGGGCCTGCAGCTTGCAATCCAGTTCGCCAGGCAGGGCAAGCAGGTTTGCTTTTTCTCCTACGAGACAAATCAGGTCAGCTTGTTTGATAAGCTGATTTCCTGTTTTGCCCTCATCCCGTTTGAGGACATCATCAAAAAGCGCCGCGCCCCGCAGGACGAGGAATACGCCAAAGCATGCGAGATGGTCAGCCGGCTTCCCATATGGCTGATTAACGCAGGCGGGCAGAGCGTTTCGTGGGTATCCGCCACAGCTGCCTCCAAAAAGGCGGACGTTGTGATTGTGGATTACTTACAGCTGATTCCCGGCAGAGGCAGTAGTCGGTACGAGGTTGTCACCAATATTTCGATGCAGCTGCACACAATGGCGCAGACTACGGGCCGTCTTGTGGTAGCGCTCGCACAGATCAATCGTGGCGGTGCCGATGCACCAAAGGTGCAGGATTTAAAAGAATCCGGCCAGATTGAGCAGGACGCAGATGCCATTATCCTGCTTGGAAAAGGTGAGGAAGAGTATTATTTCAGCCTTGCCAAAAACAAGCGCGGCATCACCGGCGATTTACACATTACATTCGATGGAAATTATCAGAGATTCAGCGAGGTGACAGATTGTGAGTAATGATAAATTTCAGCTCATTTACGCAAGAGCCGAAGTGCGAATGACAATTGACAAGCTGAACGATGCCATTTCAAGCCTTGAATCGGCAAAGCAATTGCTGCAGGAAAATGAAAAGCGCTTGACGATTGCGTTTGATGGGACAGAGAATCCGCCAGAATGGCCCGACTTTAAGGAAAGAATCGAAAACGCAAGCGTTGAGATTGGCGCGTTTCTTAATAGCCGTCACGCTGAGATGATAGATTCAATTCTTGAAGAAGAGGGGTTGAGAGATGACCCGCTGTGAAATTATCACCTACTCCCGATCTACCGGTGATGTTCGGCATTCTTCTGCCAACTACCATACGCGGACGGCAGCCGAAAAGGAGCTGCAAAAGGCAGGCTTTACCCAAAACCCGCGCCTGCCGGACATCTGGTACAGCGAGAAGTACTACGCGAAAGTCAAGGAGATAGCACCGTGAAAGTATTAGTTGCCTGCGAAGAATCGCAGACGGTTTGCAAGGCGTTCCGGGAACGCGGACATGAAGCGTACAGCTGCGACATACAGGAACCGTCGGGAGGACACCCGGAATGGCATATTTTAGGCGATGCCCTAAAGGCCGTTGATGGGGGGCAAATCACAACGATGGACGGTGTGACGCATGACATTGGAAAGTGGGATTTGCTGATTGCGCATCCGCCCTGCACATATTTGACCGTTGCTGGGAACAGATGGTTCAGCATTGAAAAATACGGCGATAAGGCAAGAAAAAGAGCCGAAAAGCGGGAACACGCTGTTGCGTTCTTTATGTCTTTTATTAACGCTCCCGTTGGAAGAATCGCAGTTGAAAACCCTGTCGGATATATGTCAAGGCGTTTTCGTAAACCAGACTGTATTATTCAACCGTTCCAGTTCGGAGAGCACGCCCGAAAAGCCACATGCTTGTGGTTAAAAAATCTGCCATCTCTTACCCCAACGAAGATAGTTGACCCGGGTGAAATCCTTCCAGGCGGGTTTAGCGTAGGTGCCTCTGCCTGCTTCGCAACAGATGAAGATGGTAAAATTTTAGGTTGGGATGACCCAAGAACCGCAAAAGCCAGGAGCAAGACCTTCCCCGGGATTGCAACTGCAATGGCAGAACAGTGGGGTAGCTTATGATCCAAAAATATATTATCTCCCTGCCCCCTATCACAAAGAAGAACTCACAGCAGATACTCACCAACCAACGCACGGGCAAGCCGTTTATCGCCCCCAGCAAGCAGTACAAGAAGTACGAACAGGCCGCCATGTGGTATCTCACCCCAAAGCCGAAAGACCCGCTGTCAGGTCGTTACCGCGTCGCCACGGTGTTTTACATGCCGACTCGCCGCAAAGTAGACCTCACGAACTTGCTCGAAGCCTGCCATGACACGCTTGTAGCCGCCAAAATCCTTGCAGACGACAACAACACCATCATCGCCAGCGTAGACGGCTCCCGCGTGATGTATGACAAAGCCAATCCACGCACAGAAATTTTTATTGAGGAGATGCCGGACGATGAACAGCCCGTGTAAAGACTGCCAAGACCGCCATGCGCACTGCCACAGCGCCTGCAATCGCTACGGCGAGTATGCGGCCATGTTTGAGAAAATCCGCGCACAGCGGCTTGCAGATGCCGCAGCGGACGCGGCAGATGCAGAGCGCGGAATTAAGATCCGCCGAGATGTCAGAAAATACGGATTATACAAAACAGGAAAGAGTTGAAAGACGTGAAAGCAAGATTACACCCTACCCCGGCATTGCAGAAAGCCGTTGACGAATATGCCGAAGAAAAAATCAAGGACATTCAATCACGCGCCTATGAAGCGGTAATGAAAGAGCGCAACGACATTGCCACAAGGGCAACATATCTTTGCTTGCTGGCCTGTTATCAGGCAGGTTTATCCCGCCGGACATTGGTTAAAATCCAGAATTACATGACCGGTCCGGTGGCCGACAAATACAATGAGTACCGCAACGACCAGCTTGCAGACCTTTGGGCACAGGTAACACTACAGGGCATCGGCATTGATGCCAAAAAGACGGAGGAGCCGCTATGACAGTCTCTAAATTCTGCAAGAAATGCGGCAAGATGATGTGGGACGTGCAGCCCTGCAAGCGGTTCTGCGATACTTGCATAAAAGAAAAAGCGAGGCAAAAGGCAAAGCTGAACTACGAGAAAAAGAAAGCGCAGCAGCAAGGCGTTATTTCTGCAATGCAGGCAAAAAAGCCGGATAAAAAGGCAGCACTGAAACCCCGCATCAAATCCATTGAACAATGCGTAAGAGAAGCCGCTGCGCTGGGCATCTCCTACGGCCAGTATGTGCAGCGCGGGTATGACAAAATCACTTGGGATGAAATTTTGAGATTGGAGGTATTGTAATGGAAGCAGTTGAATTTTTCAAGACGGTAAACAGATACTGCAAAAATCAAGGCTGTAAGAAATACCTTGCTTGTAGAGGGGACTTGTGCATGATTTGGCCAGATGACGATTCAGTTAAAAGCATTGAGGAAACAATTTCAAAAGTTGAGCAATGGGCGAAAGACCACCCAGTCAAGACCCGCCAGAGTGAGTTTTTGAAGCGGTTCCCAAACGCAAAACTAGACAGTAACGGAGTTCTTGCGATTCGTCCGTGTGATATAGATTCTAAATGCTGCACAGACGATAACTATTTAATTAAATGTGGAACCTGCGCAAAAGACTACTGGCTCACGGAGGTGCCCAACAATGACTAACATCACAACTTTACTCCCCGGCGAACACTTTATGTTCAAGAATTACGAGTGGGTCTGCCTTGACCCGAACCACCCTGACGGCGGTGTGTTGGCTATTATGGCAACGCCGTGGGCAAAAGATGTAAAGTTCTGCCCAAGTGCTAAATTTGCCGATGAAAAAGGTAACTGGAATAACTACCGCACCAGTAATGTGCGGGGGATTCTAGATATTATGGCGAACGCTGTTTTCGATAAAGAAAGTCTGCTTTTGCATACCGTTGACCTTGTAGCAGACAACGGAGACAGAGCTTATGGCACTGTACATGACTCTGTTTTTATCTTGACTTGTGACGAGCACCGCAAGTACCGTGATTACATCCCGCACTACGACAGATTGATTTGGACTGCCACGCCTTGGGGCTGTGGTGATAAGGATTCCGACGCGGGAGGATCGAGCATCGTTCGCACTGTGAACGCGGGTGGTCTGCTGTACAACTACGGTGCGTGCAACTGCGGCGCTGTTGCCCCGGCTTGTGTTCTCAATCCGAAATCCCTCAATCTGCGCCAGAACATGGCGTATGTAGAGGAGGTATCAGAATGACACAACTTCAAGAAGCAATCCGCGATAAAATCACGAAATACAGCGATGCCTGTGGCATGTGTACGGACATAACAAAAGAGTGCAATACATGCGGCATTACATGTATACTTGAAGACCTGAATGAGTTGCAGAAATTGGCAGATAACCCGGACGCGATACGGTCTACGGCGCACATTATGCGCGGAACCGTGGATCACATGAAAGAGCCAAAACTTGCTTATCGCGGGTACACTGCTACGGTAGAGTATGATGAAGACGATAAACTCTGGCATGGAACATTGGATGGCATCAAGGATTTGGTAAATTTTCATGCGTTTGAAATCGAAAATATTGAGAAAGAGTTCCGCAATGCCGTAGATGATTACTTGGACTTCTGCAAGGAAGTAGGGAAAGAGCCAGAGCGACCGCAAATGAGTGAATGGATAAGCGTTAAAGACAGGCTGCCGGAAAAAGACGAGTATGTATTGTGTTTTTGCAATATCGGAGATGGATTTCAAGCGATATTTCACTACGGAAAAGAAAGAAAATTTAACGGGACCGCCGTCACCCATTGGATGCCGCTCCCTAAACCCCCGGAGGTGACCCCATGACAAAACAGCAACTAGTTGATGAATACGCCCGCGTACATCTTTGCGCGACATGCGAGTGGAAGAATGGCGATATTTGCACGCTGCCGCGCTGCATGAAACTGGAAGAAAGAGAGGAACATCAATGACTCCATCCGGCATCACCCAGCGCACCCAATGGATGCAGAAATTTTCCGACTATCAGCAAAAGTTCATCGCCGCCCGCGATGCTTTCAACGAGGCTGCCGCGCCCCCTGCCCATACAATGGACGGTATGCCGCACGGCAACGCAAAATCTGACCCCGTTGCCTCCCAGGCTGAGCGGTACAATAAAGCCTACCGCAATTACCTCTACGCAAAAGATGCAATGGCCATTGCCAAAAATAAGCGTAAGCGTGCCATGCAGAACTTGAACAGCGATCAGCAGATCGTGTTGTCCGCCCTGTACTTCGACCACAAATCCCGCCGCGCCCTTGCGCAGGAACTCACCCGCTCTGATTTCTGGGTGCGCGCGCAGGAGCGTACCGGCCTGTTCAGCCTCAATCTTCCCTCCGGCTGGGAATCCGATATTCTCCCATAACAATAAGCCCGCAGCTGCCGAGTATTCCTCGTAAGCTGCGGGCTCTTTTTATGCTTTTGTCATGCTGTGGTAATACCGTCCTGCTTTATCCTCCGGCGCGTCCCGGTCGTCCAGAAACGCCGCCGCCAGATCGGCGTAAAACTCCGGCCTGTCCACGCTGTTCTTGCGTGCCGCCTTGCAGTAGTCGCTGTACATCATGTTCATCACAGCGGCCCACTTCCACACTTCGCAGTTGATGCCGCGCGGCTCCATATAGGGCCGTGTCTGTTCCACATCCCAGTGCGCGCCCATGCTGCCGTCCTCGTTGTGCATATTGTACATCCAAGCCATTGCCTCGTCCTTCGTCAGCTCGCCGCCGCAGCCGCACTCGGCACATTCTTTTACATGCTCCCAGCATTCCAGCATGGCCGTAAGGGTGGCAACTGTGCGCTCGTTCACCGGGTAGTGCTCTGCAAACTCGTCAATCTCGTGTTCCAGCTTCTCCTTGTATGCCTTGATATTCTCCATCACTACCACCTCATGCCAGCTTTACAACGCTTGCACACACATGGTTTACTGTACCCGCAACGCCGCTCATTACCGCGCTGATGGTCGGTGTATTGCCGCAGCATACCGGGATGTACACGGTCGTTTCCGCGTGCAGCGTCACACTGCCGTCAGCCGCCACAGTGGCCTGTGCCGTCATGCAGGGCAGTACCGCAGCATCTTTCATGCCCTGCAGCACTTCCGTTCCGGCGGCCCCCGCCGTGAAAACCACATCATAGCTGATTCTGTACAGGCCGCTGCACAGAATCAGGAACCCTCCCGCGTTTGTGTCAATCGCGCACCCGGTATCGGTGTTCAGCACGCCAAGCACATTTACCGGCGTGGCAGTGGCAGCCATTGTCTGGGCGGTGTTGTTGTAGGCGTTCTGTGCGCTCTTGTAGTGGCTGTTTTTTAGCCTTTGATTGCAAGCCATATAACTTGTCTCCCTTCATGTAAAAAGCCCGCACAGCGCTTGCTATGCGGGCTGTGCGCTGTTATAGCGAATTAGTTGCAGCCGCACCCGCCGCAAAACGGGCTGTTGCCTGCGCTGTAGGCGTAGTTCATCGGGTAGCGTACCACACCGGTAAACTGCTGTGCCATGTACAGCTGGTTGTTGGCTTGTTCAAGCTGCGCAATGCGCTGTTCCAGCTGGCTCTTTTCCAGCGCGGCAAACTTCTGGTCGATGTTTGCGTTCACGCCGTCAATGGCACGCTGGGTTGTGCAGCAGCAGTTGGCAAGCTGCTGGCTCAGGTTGGCCGCGTTGTTGCTGGCCTGCAGCTGCAAATTGGCCTGCCCAAGCGCCACTTCCTTGCCAAGCTGTGCCACATTGCCCTGCATCTCATAGCCAAGATTGCAGACGCCGTTGCCAATGTTGGTGATGCGGTCGTTCAGCTGGCCGAACTGCTGGCCAAACAGTATCTCCTGCTGGCTGGCAGCGGTGGCAAACTGACTGTAATCGGCGTTGCGGTTCCATCCGTTCCCGCCCATAAAGCAGAACAGGAACAAAATAATAATCCACCAGGCACCGTTGCCCCAGCTGTTGCCGTCGCCGGTCGCTGCACGCAGGTCACTCAAAGAGTATCCGTTGTCCATGTTGCGTTTCCTTTCGTAAAAATGTATTTATAAGCCGTGTCGACCCAGCCTATATCAGTACAAAATCCCTTTCAGGCTTTCCGCCATGCCCTTTAACTGTTCAAACTGCTGCTGGCTCATCTGCCCGCTGGCAAGCATCTGCTCCACCATTTTCTGCGGGTCTTTCCCATGCATCTGCTGCTTGAACTGCGCAAACTGCTGCATCATGGCCATCGGGTTATTTGGCAGGCCGTTTGTCCCCATTGCCTGCAGGATCGGGTTTGTCATTGAGCTTCTCCTCCAATCTCGCAATGCGCTGTTCCAGTGCGTTCACATCCACCGGCGGCGCTGCATGGTAAGGCGTAATTGTGTAGGGCGTCAAGGTCGGGTAGCCTGCGCCGTCTGTAGTTTTCAGCCAGACCAAAGGCGCAGTTTCATCCAGCAAAAGCACGCTGGAATTTGGTGCCATCCCAAAGGCTCTCGCGCCGTTCTCCCCGCTCACCTTCGTTATGGTGCATGGCTGCGGCTGGTATGTGCCGCCATACGGATTGCCAAAGGTATTCCAGTTCTGGTACATCGTGCTCACCTCTTGCCTTTATTGTACCGCTTGTCACCCGTATCCGTAGGCCATTCCCGCGCCTTCTTTGCGTCAATTCTGCGCCAGCAAAAAAAGAGGGGGTAGTGCCAATCTGGCACTACCCCCTCCCGGTGTCATATTCCCTTGTCTTTCAACTTCCGCACCCTGCGGTTCACCGTTCGTTCGCTGCAATGCAGCTCAGCGGCAATCTCCGCATTGCGCCAGCCCCGCTTCCGCAGGGCAAGCACTGCCCGCTCCTCGTCCGTCAGGCAGTCCTTGCAAAAGTCAAACTTCATACGCCACCTCAGTACGGATTCTTGTTTGCTTTCCAGCTCTTGTTTGTGTTCTGCCAATAGGCGCGCTTCAATTCTTCCGTCAGGTCCATTGCATTCAGCGCGTTCTTGGCTTCGGTCTGGTTGATGCTGCCGTTTCCGTCAGTGTCCGCCACCGTGATATACGCCAGCCAGCTTTTCAGCCCGCTTGTGCCGTACTTGGAATACATGGCCGCGCCCTTTTCATCCTTCGAGTAAACAGAAAAGTACGTTTTGGCAAGATCGGTGTCATTCAGCCCGGCCTTTAAAAGCGCAGCGGTCATCTGCTTCTGGCTCGGCTCCTTGCCCTCCTCCAGACCGGCAGAAATGCTGCTGTAGGCGTTCATATAGGCGGTCAAGCCACTTTCCCCTGCCGCGTCGTAAACGCGTCGTTCAACGCTGTCCTTGCTGCTCTGCGCAACGTAGGCACTTGCTGCCGTGTCACCGCTCAGCGTGCCACTTACTGCGGCCCACTTATCCGTCTTGCTGATGCTGTCGGCATCGCCTTTGGCAACATCCACCGCGTTTTTCGCCAGCATGTAGTTTACCAGACCATCTGTGCCGCCGTCCTCGTATGCCTGATACTCCTTGGAATCAACGCCGCTCACACCGTCCCCAACAGCGGCCACGCCGCCGGCGGTTTTTGCCACCGTGTAGGCATCCTGCACAAGCTCTGCCTGCTGCTCCTCCGGCAGCTGCAAGAACATTTCGTTTTGGCGCAGGCTGTCCACAATGTCGTAGGCCGTCTGGCCGCTAGTCTTGGCGTACTCGGTCTTTTCCTGTGGGGTCATGTAAGAAACCTCTGTAAATGCGCCAAAAGCCGCTACATAGACGAACGTTCTTTCCTCACAGAAAAAACCGATA